GAAGAGAAACGAGATCAGCGCGAATATGTTCGAAGCTGATGCGGGTCAAGGTTTGAACATGACGCAAGAAGATCTTGCGTTGCCGTTCTTAAAAGTTCTTGGCCAATTATCCCCCGAGTGTAACAAGAGGGACGCTAAACATGTCAAGGGGGCAGAACCTGGCATGATTATAAATACCGTAACAAACGAGATTTATGATGGCGTTAAGGGGATAGATGTCGTTCCGGTGCACTACAAAAGACAGTACATCGAATGGCAAGATAGAGGTGAGAGTCAAGGTGCTCCAGTAAAAATATACGAAGCTGGGGATGACCTACCGTCAACTACAAGAGACAAGTTTAACAAAGATAGATTAGCAAATGGTAATTATCTTGAGAATACAGCAAGTCACTTCGTAGTTATACTTGGCAACAGTCCAACAACTGCATTGATATCTATGAAGGCTACTCAATTAAAAGTGAGTAGAAAATGGAACTCAATGATGATGGGTTTGAAGATGCAAGGTAAGAACGGTATGTTTACACCGCCAACATATAGCCATATTTATAAGTTAAAAACTGTGCAACAGTCGAATGACAAAGGCACATGGTTTGGCTGGGATGTGTCTAGGGTTGGACCTATCGAAGACGCAGGTATTTACAAGATAGCCAAAGACTTTGGAGCAAACGTTTCAAAGGGTGAGGTTAATGTAAAACACGGCGAACAAGAATCCAAATCCGATTCACCGTACTAAAGACTTCCATTGGAAGGACCTAGAGGCCGGTGATGGGAGACTGGATCCGGCCTCGCAAACTAATTATGGAAAGATTTAGACAGATATTTACAGGATTAATGCGAGCACCTATGTGGACAAGAAGGGTGCCGATGGACTCAAAGTCAAAGGTAAATCGTTTGTAAAACGAGAACCAGTTACAGAAGAACTTTGGCAAAACCATTTAAACGGTATTGAACCTAGTCTTGGTATAATACCAATTAACGAAGACAACAAATGTAGATGGGGATGTATTGATGTAGATAAATACACTCTTGATCACAAAGAAATAATTAGAAAAATAAATACATACAAACTACCACTGGTAACTTGTAGATCTAAAAGTGGTGGTGCACATATATTTTTATTCACAACAGATTTTGTTCCTGCAAAATTAATGAGAGATAAACTTATATCAATTAGTGCTATACTTGGATTTGGTAATGCTGAGGTATTTCCAAAACAAATTGAATTAAAATCGCAAGATGATACAGGAAATTTTCTAAACTTACCATACTTTAATTTTAAAAATACAACAAGATATGCCTATGATTTAAAAGGAAATGCTGTTACACTTTCAGATTTTTTACAAAACATAACACAGATATCTCCACAACAATTACAAGATTTAAAAATAGAAAGACCACCATCAGAGTTTGATGATGGACCTCCTTGTCTTGAATCATTAACAAGAGAAAAGTTAGATGATGGTAGAGATAGAGTTTTATTTCAATACACTGTATATGCTAAGAAAAAATGGCCAGAAGAATGGAGAAATAAATTAAGTTCTTTTAATCACAGATACTTTTCAAAACCTTTGACAGACGATGTTATAGAAAGAAAAAAGAAAGACAACAAAGACTACGGATACAAATGCACAGAGGAACCAATGTGTAATCATTGTGATAAACTCTTATGTAAAACAAGAAAGTTTGGTATAGGCACTCAATTATTATTTCCACAATTAAATGATTTACAGATAATAAAAGTTGATCCACCGATTTTTAGATTAAACGTTGATGGTGAAAGAGTAGAATTAAAAGCAGAAGAACTACAAGAACAAAGACTTTTTATAAGAGCGTGTATGAATCAAATACACAAGGCACCACCTAAACTGAAACCAAGAGATTACGAAATACTTGTTCAAACTTTAATGGCTAGTCCTGAAATTGTAGAGGCACCAGAAGGTGCATCTAAAAGAGAACAACTAACTCAACATTTAGAAAACTATTGTACAAGTAGAACAGCAGAGGGTGCTTCAAAAGAAGATATGGAATCTGGTAATGTTTGGAACAAAAGTGGTTATCATCATTTTATTTTTGGTGAGTTTTATCACAAGTTTTTACATAGACATAAATGGACAGAAAAATATGACGTGACTAATTTTTGGTTAACAGAGCATTGTGGTTGTGAAGTCATTAGAATGAACATAGGAAAAAAGAAAATATCTGTTATAAAGTTAAAAGAGTTTGAAAAAGAAGATATGAAAATAAAAGATAGAGTATTTAGAAAGGAGGATGCATTCTGAGAAAAGATGTTACGCTTATCACCGCTGTGTGTATAGCAACCATTATAATAACTAACATATTATGAAAACAATAGTATTAGGGCCACCAGGCACAGGGAAAACTACCACTTTATTAAACCAGGTAGACAAGTATTTAAAAGAAACAGACCCAGACAAAATAGGTTATTTCTCTTTTACACAAAAAGCTGCGTATGAAGCTAGAGATAGAGCTATGTCTAAATTTAATCTTAGTGAGGATGATCTACCTTATTTTAGAACACTTCACTCTCTTGCTTTTAGAAGATTAGGAATAAAAAAAGATGAGGTTATGCAGCGTAGACATTACGAAGATTTAGGTAGAAAAATGAATTTAATAGTAGATTATCATGAGTATGATAATGAACACACAGGACTATTTACAACTAAAAGTGATTTACTACGTATTGTTCAATTAGCTAAATTACGAGGCATCACACCAGAACAACAATTTAATTTAAAAGAACATACACAAGATATAACTGTTAAACAACTTAAACAGTTTGTACATGATTTAAATCAGTACAAGAAAGATTTCAACTTAATTGATTTTACAGATATGATTACAGAATTTGTTAAATCAGATAGATCACCACGATTTGATGTGGTGTTTATAGATGAAGCACAGGACTTATCACTATCTCAATGGGATATGGCAAGATCAATATGGGATAAGACTAGGGATACTTACATTGCAGGTGATGATGATCAAGCTATATTTAGATGGGCTGGTGCAGATGTAGATAGTTTTATATCACAGACAGGAAAGATAATGCAGTTGACACAGTCATACCGAATACCGCAGGTTGTGCATGATATTGCATCAAAGATATTAAACAAAATACAACATAGATTACCAAAAGAGTGGAGACCAAAAACGCAAAGAGGTTTACTTTCATATTATGATGACTTTGAACAAGTTAACATGAAACAAGGTAATTGGCTAGTGTTAGCTAGAACTAGATTTATGTTAAATGATTTAGAGGATAAGTTATACTCACAAGGGTTGTATTATGAGAACAAATTTAAAACTAATAGAGAACAAGATTTGTACAAAGCGATAACTGACTGGGAAAATCTTCGTAAAGGTGTGGATATTAATTACGACCAAATTAGTAGGATATCATCTTACATGTCGGAAAAACATTTTGAAAAAAGTTGTTTAAAATACATGGACAAAGATGCGAGATATACAATGCAATCGTTAAGAGAAAGAATGTGGTTGAAGACAGACAAAGTATGGTATGAAGCTTTAGATGGTGCACCACAAAAGAAAGTTAGGTATATTAGAAGAATGAAAGAAAATGGAGAAATGTTAAATTCATCTCCTCGTATTACATTATCTACTATACATGGAGTAAAAGGTGGTGAGCAGGATAATGTAGTTCTCCTGACAGATCTATCAAGAAACACACAAAGAAACTACGAAAAAAATCCTGATGATGAAAATAGATTATTCTATGTTGGTGCAACTAGAACAAAAAATCATTTACACGTTATCAGACCAAAAGATATATACAAAGGATACAAGATATGAAAACAGAAGAAGCATTAAAATTAGCGAAAGAACTAATTGAAGGACCAAGAGCAAAAACTTACGGAGATAAAGTACAAAATCATTGTAACATAGCAAAAATGTGGACAGCATATTTAGATAAAGAAATTACAGCACACGATGCTGCTGTGATGATGGCTTTGTTAAAAATAGCAAGAACAAAATTTGGGCAACCTACATCTGATACTTATGTTGATGCTGCCGCATACATGGCAATAGCTGGAGAATGTAAACATGAAAATGATATTTAAACCACAAACAGAGTGGATACCACCAACAGATTTTCCTGATCTAAAAAAGTATGATGAGATCGCCATAGACTTAGAAACTAAAGATCCAAACTTAAATGAAAGAATGGGATCTGGCTCTGTTGTTGGTGTTGGTGACGTTGTAGGTATATCACTGGCTACACATGACTGGTGCGCATACTATCCAATAGCACACGAGGGTGGTGGTAACATGGATCGTAAAATGGTTCTTAACTGGTTTCAAGATCAGATGAGATCAGACTCTACAAAAATATTTCATAACGCGATGTATGACGTATGTTGGTTAAGAAGGTTAGGCATACAAGTGCAAGGTCAAATAGTAGATACTATGATAGCTGCATCTCTTATTGATGAGAATAGATACAGGTATGATTTAAATGGTATATCAAGAGATTATCTTGGTAAAGGTAAGGATGAATCAGCACTATACGAAGCTGCAAAGTCTTGGGGTGTAGATCCAAAAGCAGAAATGTATAAACTTCCGGCTATGTACGTCGGAGCTTACGCGGAGCGTGACGCCCAACTTACATTGGAACTTTGGCAGGAGTTTAAAAAAGAAATAATGAATCAAGATATTGGTAACATTTTTGAAATGGAAACTAAATTGTTCCCTGTTCTTGTTGATATGAGATTCTTAGGTGTACGTGTTGATACAGAGAAAGCTGCTGATGAAAAGAGAAGAATGGTTGAAGAGGAAAAAAGATTACTAGGTGGAGTTTATGCAGAGACAGGACAAGAAGTGCAGATATGGGCAGCAAGATCTATTGCTAAAGTATTTGATAAACTTGGTTTGCCATACGATAGAACAGCAAAGACACAAGCACCTAGCTTCACTAAAAACTTTTTAGCTAATCACCCACACAAAATTGTGCAAGCTATTGCAAAAGCAAGAGAGATAAACAAAGCACATACTACTTTTTTAGATACAATATTAAAACATTCACAAAAAGGTAGAATACATGCTGAGATAAATCAATTACGTGGCGACAGTGGTGGTACAGTAACAGGTAGATTTAGTATGAACAATCCAAACTTACAGCAGATACCTGCAAGGAACAAGGATCTCGGACCACGGATCCGAAGTTTATTTATACCTGAAGAGCATTGTAAGTGGGGATGTTTTGATTACTCACAACAAGAACCTAGATTAGTTGTACACTACGCAGCATTACAAGGATTTTATTCTGTAGAGGATGTTGTGGATGCATACAAAGAAGGTGATGCAGACTTTCACAAGATCGTTGCAGATATGGCTGGCATACCTAGAACACAAGCTAAGACGATCAATTTGGGTCTTTTTTATGGTATGGGTAAAAATAAATTACAGGCAGAACTAGGTATTAACAAACTACAAGCTGATGAATTGTTTAAACAGTATCATACAAAGGTGCCTTTTGTTAAACAGTTGATGGATGCAGTGATGAGCAGAGCACAGCGTAAAGGTAAAGTGCGAACGTTGCTGGGTAGACTTTGTAGGTTTCATCTATGGGAACCAAATCAATTCGGTATCCACAAGCCATTGCCTCA